TGCAAGATGTTGTCCAAGTCACTCTGGATCTGATAATGCTTAAGGTTTAGTTCTGCAATGTCATACAAAGGAGAACGGCTTTCAAAGTAACCAACCCTGTTTGAGTAAGCAATCGAGAATGGAATCTTATCTTTAAGGCTCATTTCACCTTCATCATGTAATTTATATTCCCCTTTTTTATCTTTTCTATGGATCTCGTATCTGCCACGTTCAAGCACCCTGATCTGTTTAATTATCTTGTCACCATACTTTCCATCTGGCTCAACAACCTGTTCTAATAACCTTACTTGTGTGAGTTGCCTTGACCCATCTATGATGTCACTTCTAAATCCTAGTATGTCCTTTGGACTATAAGTAACCCAATAAGGTCTGGTCTTGTCTCCATCCTTCGGTGCATCCACCAACACTCCTACATGACCAAAAGAAATCGCTACTCTTGCAACATTGTATAAAAATATATTTAAGTCATTACCCTCAAGGTCAACATCAAATAATTGTTCTCTTACTAAATCACTAACATCATCTAATCTTATGGGCTTTCTTACCAACATTCCAGACAACATCTTTTCAATACGCTGCAAGTAAGGAACAACAGTGGATCTACTTAATCTAACGTCATATGAGTCATCAGTTTCTCTTGCTTCTTGTGGTAAATACTTTCTATGCTCACTCCTAACTTTATATGTTCCTTCCTTGAGGTCAGCTATCAGATCCCAGAAATTAGCCATCCTTTGATAGGCTGCATTTGGGCTTGCAACTGTTGTAGGAGCTACTGTTACAGGCTGGTTGTAAATATTTAGTGAGCTATACACAGTTTTGCCTCAATACTATCATGTTCTTAATATATTCTAATTCCTGTAGGTCTGCCCGCACGAGCAAATAAAG